AAATACTGAATTACCTATTAAAATGCGTATAGGATTTCGAGCGAATGAAGTAAGTCGCGCAAATAGAATGATTGACAAACAAATAAACGGATTCGAAAATTTTAAATTTAAAGTAGGTAAAAAAAACAACAGAAATAAATGGAGCGAATTACCGTATAGGATTTCAGAATTTCCATTGATAAAAGATGCTATTTTTAAAGATACAATCGAGAATTTTTGGAATGATAAACCCGTTCGTTTTGCTTATATGAATAATTGTATAGGTTGTTTTCACCGAAACGAATTACTTTTGAAGTTGATGAGTAAAAAATACGAAGAGAAATTTGATTGGTTTATTTCAAAAGAAACTGAAAATAATTGCACGTTTAAAAACGGGATTACATACGAAAAAATAAAAAAACATAAATTGCAAATGGATCTTTTTGAAAATGATTTTACCGATTGCGATTCCGGATATTGTGGACTTTAAAAAATAAAAATATGATTGAAATGATTAAAAGAAAAGCGGGTTTAAACGTACTTTATTACAGGCTAAAAAACTCTATTGAAGAGATTGAAGCAAAACACCCCGAACGAAATGATTTATTAGATCCTATGCGCGAAAGTTTAAACGAGGTTGCGGAATCAATTCAATACTTTACACACTGCGAGAATGTAACACGCGCCACGAATAGCAGAAACCACGATTTACAGTTGGAAAACATAAAGCTGAAACAGGAAAATAAAAGCCTTAATATTCATATCGGTAATTTAATAAATGGACTATGAATGTAGTTAGCTTATTTAATGGAATGAATACAGGACGGCAAGCGCTTGAAAATGCAGGTATAAAAGTGAATAAATATTATTCAAGTGAAATCAAACCTTACGCAATTGAATTAACGCAATATCATTTCCCGGACACAATTCAGGTTGGCGATGTTACAAAATGGCGTGAATGGAATATTGACTGGCAAAATATTGATTTAATTTTAAGCGGTTCACCGTGTCAAGATTTAAGCGCAGCAGGAAAACGCGCGGGAATAAACGGCAAAAAATCAAGTTTATTTTTTACGTTTGTTGAAATATTAAACCACGTTAAAAATCTCAATCCAAAAGTATTATTTTTACAAGAAAATGTTGGTAGCGCTTCAAAATTAGACGTTGGAATAATGAGCCGCGAATTAGGCGTTTATCCGGTTCGCATTAATTCAAAATTATTAACCGCACAATTACGTGATCGATATTATTGGAGTAACATAAAAACACGCGAAACAATGTTTGATTTAGTAACTGATATTCCGCAGCCAAAAGACAAAGGAATAATGTTTAAAGATATTATTACAGATGGCTTTGTTGATAGGGATAAAAGCTTATGTTTAATAGAAAGATATATAGGTGCTATTCCAAAAAATGAAGATGCTAAACAAAGATTTTTAAAAAATCGATTAGATTTTGGAAGTTATTCGATTGTGTACGTTGAAAATGAAATAGTAAAAGTTAAAACAAATACTAAAAAAGGTTACGACGTTTTAACTGAAAACGATGTTTTAGATTTAAGTTTTCCAACCTCAACAACCAGACGTGGACGCATTACAAAAGGAAAAAGCCCTTGTTTAATGGAGTCAAATAACAATTTATATTCATATAAAGATGGAATAGTAAGAGAATTAAACCAAATAGAAATGGAACGATTACAAGGTTTCCCGGATGGATATACAAGTATTTTATCAAAAACAAAAGCCGGATCTTTATTAGGCGATGGATGGACGTTACCCGTAATTGAACATATTTTTAAATTTATAAAGTTATGAAAACACGAAAATGTAAGTATTGTAAAAACAGTTTTGAACCGATTGCATTTTTACAAAAAAATTGTTTTGAGCCGGATTGCGTAACAAAGTGGATCCAAGAAACAAAAGAGAAAAATTGGACAAAGCGAAAAGCAAAGTTAAAAGCGGATTTAATGACCGTTCAGGATTATATAAAATTAGCGCAGCAAGTTTTTAATAAATTTATTCGACTTCGTGACGCGGGGCAAAATTGTATTTCATGTAATAAACCAGCATTAAAGGAAAACGCGGGACATTTTTACAACGCGAATAACCATTGGAACGTTCGATTTAACGAACTGAATGTAAATTTACAATGTGAGTATTGCAATACTTATTTGCATGGCAATTTAATTGAATACAGGGAAAATTTAATTACTAAAATTGGATTTTACAAATTTTCTATTTTAAAACATGAATCCGATAAAACGCGCAAATTTTCAATTGATGAGTTAAAAGAAATTATCAGTATTTACAAGGCAAAAGTAAAAAACATTGAAAATAATTAAAAAATATAGTAGCTATATTAATAATTTAGTTTAAATTTGAAAACAATTAAAAACAAAAGGTTATGAAAGCAAAGAAATTTGATTTAAAAGCAACTGATTCAGAATTTACGAAAGTAAAAATTACAACTTCGGAAAGCGCAGAAAAATTTATACGCCAATTTTACGGAGACGATTTAGAAATATTTGAAAGTTTTTTTATTTTACTTTTAAACAGGGCAAACGAAACGATCGGATATGCTAAAATTTCACAAGGCGGAATTGTTGGAACCGTAGTTGATAAAAAAATCTTATTAAAGTACGTAGTGGAAAGCCTCGCAAGTGGAATAATTTTAGCGCATAACCACCCAAGCGGAAACGCAAACCCAAGCCAAGCGGATTTAAACATCACTAAGGATTTACAACAGCTTTGTAATTTAGTGGATTCAACTGTTTTAGATCACGTTATTTTAACGGCTGATTCTTTTTATTCATTTGCTGATAACGGAAAATTATGTTAACAAATTTCGAAAATTACACGCATGAATTAACTAACCAGGAATTGGAAATTTTACCAATTGTAATTCATGGATTTAGGGCGTATAAAAAAAATAATCCAATCAAAGCGGAATTAATAGTAAAACGAATGAATCAATTTTTAACGGATCGCGGGTATAAAATTAGATTAACGCAACCACGATTACGAAAGCTGGTTAATTATATTCGTTCAAATAGCTTATTGCCGTTAATTGCGACCTCACAGGGGTATTTTACAACTGATTGCAAGGAAACTATTGAAAACCAAATTAAAAGCCTTTACGAGCGCGCAAATTCAATCGAGCGATGCGCGAACGGATTAAAAGAATTTGTGTAATATTTTTTTAAAAATTAGGTTTATATTAAAAATTTACATTATATTTGCAAACAATTAAAAACACAAAGTATATGAAAGAGTTATTTAAAAATTTAGCTGCATTCCAACAGGAGGTAAAAGCTATTCACAAAGGATCGCAAGGTTACGGTTATAAATTTGCCGATTTACCAAAGATTTTTGAAACTATTAATCCATTAATGCAAAAACATGGATTAGGATTTGCTCAAATGATTAACAGCCACGAAGGGCAAAATTATTTAGTTACGATTGTATTCCATTGCGAAAGCGGTGAAAAACTTGAATCGAGTACTTTAATTCCAAACGTTCAACTTGCAAAAATGAACGAACACCAATGTTTCGGATCTGGAATAACATACTATCGACGTTACTGTTTGAGCGCAATGCTTGGATTAGTTACGGACATAGATAACGACGCATCAGGAAACCAAGTTTTAGACTCAAAAAGGTTTAAATTAGCAGTTGAAAAAATACAAAGCGGGGAATTTACAAGAACCGAACTTGAAGCACGTTTTGAACTTTCAAAGGAACAAATCAATTTCTTAAATGAAAATGGAATCTAAAACGGTATTATTCGACGCGGATAGCCTTGTTTATCAATCGATTTACAAGGTTATCAGTTTCGGCGAAATTCGGAACATGCTAAAAAGCGGGAAATTACGCTTCGAGATTGAAATGGAAATTTTACAACGCGGGTACGATCGATTTGAAAAAATTAGTTTTGATATTTTAAACGAAATCGAGGAGCATTTTCACGTAGAAAAAACGATGTATTTTTTTACCAAATGTAAAAACAACTTTCGAAAAGAAATCGATCCACAATACAAAGCAAATCGTAAAAAGCCAAATCGCTGGATTTCTGAATTACGCGATTATTTAATTGAATATTGGAATAATTCATTTGCTCATGACGAATACGAAGCGGACGACCTTATTTATTACAACGCTCAGTTATTAAATGTAAATGATTATATTATTTGTTCAATCGATAAGGATTTAAAGCAAATTGAAGGCCTGCATTTTGATTATTACCAGCTAAAAAGATACGACGAAAACGGCGAAGAGTTTAAGATCCGAAAAGGGTTTAAAAACATGACAAAAACGGATTGTGAAAATTTACTTTGTGAACTGTTTTTAGTTGGGGACGCATGCGATAATATAAAAGGCGTAAAAGGAATCGGAGAAGTAAAAGCAAAAAAAATTATTTACTCAAAAAATTCAACGTACGGAAAATTTCGGGCGATTTGCGAAGCTTATAAAAACGAATCTGAATTTTGGAAGGAAAAATTACGAATGAATTATAAATTATTAAAATTTCAATAAATGAATCCTGAAGTTAACGAAGAGATCAAAGAATTAAAACACGAAATAAAGGAGTTAAAAAGCGTTTTAATGTACATTATCGAACAAATGGATAACGGCACGCCATTACATAGCAATTCGACTATAATTAAAATTTGCCGCGCTGAATTAGGAATCAAAAATAAATAAATAAAATAAAAATGGAAAACAAAATTTACGACAATTCAGGAGCGTTATTTACAAACGATAAAAAAGTAAAAGAAACGCAGCCAGATTTAAACGGTAAAATCACGATCAACGGCCGAGAATTCTTTTTAAGCGCATGGAAAAAACAATCAAAAGACGGCAAAGGGTTTTTAAGTTTATCAATTAAACCGGTTGACGAAGTTCAACAAATGCCTGAAGTACCTACAAAATCAGTTTTAGACGATTTTTTAAATGATTTTTAAGAATGAAAGCAACTAAAATAATTGCAAACAGCGATCAAATTACGCGGAATCTACTTCGAGAATATTTGAATAAAACAGGAATAACCTTAAACGCGTTTTGTGTGGATGCTAAATTGCATCAATCAAATATACACGTATTTTTAAACGGGAAATCGGTTACAAATCGAACAATTCAACGAATAGCGGATTATTTAAACAAAAAAGGAATATGAATTATTTAGTAAGAATAATGATTTACATTGAAGGGCAGTATCACACGCCAAAATCAATACTTGAAAAGATTAAAAAATAATGCTCTGGTAAACCTAAAAAGGCGAAACGTAAAAAATTTCGCTTTTTTTTTTGAAAATGTATTGTTTATTCAAAAAGTTATATTAAATTTGAAAACAATTAAAAACAAAGTATATGAAAGCAACTGCAAAAACAACGATTAAAACTTCTGAAGGATTTAGAATTTACGCGGGTGAAGAGGTTTTAATTTTACGCGCCTTGAGTCCAATTGAAAGCGTTAAATTATTCGAAATTAGATCAAGTAATGGATCTTTTAAAACTACTGAAAGTTTAGTAAACAAATTTTTTAACATATAAAAACAAGTAATATGAAAACAGTAGAATTTAAAAACAGAAATTTCAAAATCGTTAATTTAGAATTTTGCGATAACGATGTTTATTTCAACATTGAAATAGGAAACAAGCAAATGAATTTTTGCGGTGAAGTATCGTTTAACATTACACTCGAAAACGGCGATCACGTAATTGATAGCGTGGATTTAAGATTAGATCAGTACGATTGGGAACACGTATTTAAAAGCGGATTTTTAAACCAACGTAACAGAAAATTAGTTTGTCAAGCGATCGAGGAAATTGTTTTAAACGAACCTGAATTATGCGGTTTTGATATGGAAGTTTGGGAAAACGATTTAATGGAGTGGCATGAGGAATTAAACTATCAAATACGCCGGGAACAATGTTATTAAAAAATATTGCAATACTGATTTGGATTATTTTTATAATCGGTATCGCTTTTTATCTAATAAAAAAACACGTAGAAAATGAATAAAAATATTTGCCCTGAAATAAAAAACGCGCCAAAAACTGAATGTTTTACGCAGTTACCAAATGATAATCACTTAAAAATAAACTTTGAAACATACGAAGTAGAATTTGGAACATGGAATATAGGAAAATTAACTTCATTAATTGTAACGCATCCAAACGGAACGGAGCAAAAAATTGATTTAAGAAATATTTAAAC